TGATTACACGGAGCGTTGGGCGAAAGCAGGGCGGGGAGAACTTATCTCCCCGCCTCTTGCGTCTAAGGCTTCATACAACTATTATGTACCACTCGTTAAAGCAGCCGATGATTATGTGCATTGGGCACAAACACCACACGAACGAATCTATCTAGGGTTCCCTGAGATTGACTCACAAATGCGTGGCATTGCGCCATCGGAAATGTGTTTGATTAACGGGTATTCACATAGCGGTAAGACCTTAGTGTTGTTGCAAATCCTTGCAGCGAATCGTGACAAGCGTGTAATCTATTTCTGTCCCGATGAACCACGAACCTTAACGCTAATCAAGTTGGCTTGTGTTACACATGGCATTGATGCTAATGTGTTGGAAGCCAACATTACCTTGGGTGACCAAAAATCTATCTCACTCCTTAGGGAAACAGCGCAAGAGTTCTTTCCGAACCTTGCTGTGTTTGACCAAACCGTGTCGCTGATTGACATGGAGAGGGCATTGTCGGAGTATTCTGATGCTGTTGGTGAACCACAACTAATCGTTGTGGATTACCTAGACTTGATTACTGGTGGTGGCGAGGACATACCATCCAAAGCCAATAGCATTAAAGCGTTCGGTAAACGCCATAATGTTCCTATGTTGGTGTTGCATCAGTCTAGTCGTACAGCAGGTGCTGACGGCAAGAAGATGACCATTAGTTCAGGTGCGTTTGGTGGTGAACAACAAGCAACACATATCATTGGTGTACGCCGTAAGCGTTTTGAAATTGAAGGTTACATCCGTGAACTACAAGAGAAACTGGACCGAGCCGCTAACGCTGAACGAATCATAGAGAAAATAGAATCATTACAATACGAGTTACGCATCCACCAAGATACTGTTACTGTGAACTTGGTTAAGTGTAAGCGTCCAGCATCACAACTGTTGGATGATATGCACTTCACTATTGAAGCAGGGACAGGACGCTTGCATAGGTTGGAAGATGGTGTGCTACCTTATAAGGATGAACGCCCCAGTCCCCCTACTATAGCCGACATGGTTGGTGAGCAACCAACCCTTGTGGATGCACTAGCAGATTGGTGACCTTATGATACCAGAGTATTTGCTTAAAGACTTCATTACCTTGTTTCGGGGTCGTGGAGATGTTTACGGACATGACGAGGGTCGTTGTGTCAAAGCCCCATTAACCCTAGATGTATTTCAAAACCATTTCATGGATGCACCAATCGGCGTGTACCCTATGGTTCCTAATGGTGGCGACTTTTATGTTGCTTGGGGTTGCTCAGACTTTGACACAACAGATGCTTTAGACAATGCTGTTAAACTACATGACGCATTACTTGAGGCTGGTATCGTATCTTGGATAGAGAAGTCACGCTCTAAGGGCTATCATGTTTGGGTGTTCTCTGATGTTCCTGTCCGTGCTATAGACATGCGTTACATGTTGCTTATGGCATCGCAGGTTGCAGAGGTTCCAGCAACAGAGGTTAATCCTAAGCAGAAAGCATTGAAGCATGGGCAGTATGGCAACTATGTTCGGTTGCCATACGCCCACATAGATGACCTGCATACGGATAAGCAGCGCATAATCCTTAGGGCAACAATCAAGGACAAGCATGTGCCAATGCAACTGCTGGACTTTGTGCGTAACGCTATGGATAATCGTGTGCCAGCAGAACGCATCCAGCAGATTGCTAGCATGTATGTTGAACCATCCCATACACCTATTGTTGCTACGGATTACAACGATTATGATGCCACATTGCCTGACGCTATGGAATCGTTATCACCATTGGGTAAGGTTATTTGGCGTGACGGTCCGCTTGCAGGTAAAGACCGTTCAACAACTCTAGCGAAACTTGGACATGAGTGTGTGCGCTCAGGTCTTAATCCCTCCCAGACTAAGACCATTGTGCGCACCGCCGATAAGCGTTGGGGCAAGTATCATCTTCGCCCCAACGGCGAATTAGAAATAGACAAACTAGTAGTAAGGGTACATTCGTGACAACAATCCTAGCAATACAAGGTGACAACTGGGCGTGCATTGGTGCGGACACACAATGGACGGACGACTATAATCGTGTTGGCAGAATGAACCAATCCAAAGTTATTACCGCAGGCAAATACCTTATTGGTGTAGCAGGTGATACCCGTGGTGCAAATGTTATCCAACATGCGTTCACACCACCAGCATTACCACCTAAAGTTAATGGTGCTAAACTAGCGAAGTTCATTGTGTCGCAATTCGTTCCAGCCTATAAGGAATGTTTGGAACAGCATGGTGCAGGCAGACCACAATATGATGACCAGCCAGCACAATCCGCTAACGAAATACTGGTTGTTGCTAATGGTGTTGTGTTCCAAATAGACAACGATTATGGCACCGAGGTAGATACATGTAATCTGTATGCTATTGGTTCTGGTGCACATTATGGTTTGGGTGCATTGCAGGCTGTTACGGAAAAGAAAAAGATTACCGTTGCAACTGTGCGTCCGTTAATGCTCAAGGCATTAAACATATCAGCAAAGTTTGACTCAGGTACTGGTGCCCCGTTTCACATGTTTATTCAGCAGGCACAATAATGTCGCACAGTATTAACATAGCGATGAAACCTGTACCAAAGGGTCGCCCACGAATGACACGCCGAGGGCGTGTCTTCACACCACAAACAACCATAGATGCTGAAACGATTGTTCGTGAAGCATGGACAGGACCATGTTATGATGGGGATGTAAGTTTAGTGTGTCAGTTCACTAAAGAAGGAATCAGAATAACTGTCAGCGAAATATCAGAAGGAACATTACCAAAATCCACATTACGGGGTGACCTAGATAACTATGTCAAGTTGTTAATGGACGGACTGAACGGAGTAGCATGGCAGGACGACAAGCAAGTAAAAATGTTGATAGCGACAAAAGAGTAAAGCAATCAGACTATGACATTGCACCAAAACAATACGACTTCCACACCGACCTACGGTATGGTAAGCAAGGAGAAAAACTTGTTGAAGAGTTTCTACAGACCCTTAGTGGTGGGGCGTTTGAAGTTAAAACAGACCGCTACCGAAACGGGCGTATGGTCTTGGAAATGGAACACAACCCACGCAGAGAAACTGATGAAGAAGGTAAACCTAAATGGAAACCGTCAGGGCTTGCAGTCACTAAAGCACGCTGGTGGGTTTATGTTTACACGCTTGACGGGTCGTTCATTATCGTTGATGTTCAACGCATTAAACGATATCTTAAAGCAAACAAAAATAGATTCAACCCAAAATCCTATCACAACTTCGCACAGCGAAGCAGTAACCCCTCACGAGGATACCTGCTCCAGCCCGAAGATGTAATGGACCTGATGATTAACCCCGCTTATGACACAGTACCCAAGTTATAACAACCCACTAGGTGATGGCAAGGACATTCCCGACATAAGGGAATACGACCCAAACAGCACCGAATGGTTAATGATGCCAAACCAAACAAGCATCCCAATCGTGGACAACGATGAGATGGTTGCATTGGTTCGTGAGATTCTGTCCACGCTAGACGGCATTGACCAGCAGATGATACAATTAATTTACTACGAAAGAAAAACATTTCAAGAAGCAGCACGACTCATAGGAATAAAAGCCAAGTCACATGCTTGGCGTAAAACAAAAGCAGCAATGGAAAAACTAGAGTACGCATTACGCAGTAATGCGCAACTCATGGAAATATTGGAGATGAAATATGAAATCAGAGACTAGGCGCAAACACAATCATAAGAACTTTAATCAAGCGGCACAAGCCGCATATGATTCTATTATGTCTGACGCAAAGAATACCTTGTCGGACCGCAACAAGTTTGACCCTATTGAAACCTTTATGTCCCGATGGATTAAAGGACTACAAGAAGGTGACTATGATGAAAGCGACCTAGAGTTGGCAACTATGGTTGCCAAACGAGCAGGAGTAGAAGCCCTGTACTGGTTGAGCACTAATCTTGGCACGGACATGCCGAACATCGTGGACATTGTATGTGGCAAACAACACGACTACGGTCATGATAATATCAACAACTTTGGTGTAATCGGAATCGGTATCCGTTTATGCGACAAGATTGCTCGCATAAAAAACCTAGAGAAGCGTGGCACCCCAAAAAACGAATCATTAGTGGACTCCTATATTGACATTGTGGGTTACGCTATTATCGCAATCATGTTGGATGAAGAATCATTTCAACTACAACTCAAAGGAGTTTAACATGTACGGCAAAAATGGAAAACCATACAACATTGATGGCACCGAGTTTAGCGTTGACGACAAGTTCGTTTTGTCAACCCTAATGGCTATTATTGTAGCAATCCGAGAAACAAACCCCGATTACCCATCCATTGACACCGCTATTGAAAAACTTGCAGAAGGCATTTATGAGCAAATCAAAGAAGTTGAACCTAGTGATACTGAACGAACAACTGACACTCCTGCACCATGAACTTAAACAGGCTGGTGCCCCAAAGACCGCTATCAGGCGTGTTGAAGATGTCGCTGTTTCGGTGAAATGGTTACAGGACAATGAGTGACGCAGACTTTGACCCTGATGACATGACAGAACTATCAGGAATCTTCGCTGAAATGATAGCAGATAACGAAGACGGTTTTATTATGGAGTTCGGCATAAGCCGACTCGCTGCCAAAGAACTAGTTGACTTATGGAAACAAGCATCCTTAGGAATTAAATCAGCACAAGTAGCATCATGGGCTGAGTACACCAAAATAATTAACCAAGTGAAAAAAGCGTTAAACGAAGAGTATTAAGGTTTAGCCTTGTTAGACTTTATGATACCTTCAAGTTGTTTCTCAAGGTCCTTAAGTTTGAACTGTCGGTTAATAGCCTCGCTACGCTGTTGCTGTTCACCAATCTGACGGTAAGGAACACCGAACCAGTTCAACACATTACCAATCCAACGCTCCTCAAGTGACTCCTTGCCACCCAACTTACCACCAGTTAAACGAAACGCTTGAGCCAATGTTGGCAACGCCTGCTCAATAACATAAGTAACCCGTGGGTCAATCATCATCTTGCCATTAGCATCATAATCAGCGTAAGCAGTACCAGTAAGATTGTAAAGAACTTTCGCTACAGCAGACTCAACACCTTGTGCTGTGCGCTTATCACCAAACGGAATGTCCAACGCTACCTGTTTGCCGTACCATAGTTCAAACGGAACACGCAACAACGGAGTCATCTGACCAGCCAAACCGCTAGGTGTAGTAATATCTTTCAGGTTCTGTGCTAAACGAACCATTGGCAGGTCGGGCGTAAGCACCGACCCCATACCAGCACCCAAAGGACCAGACCTTTGAATCCAACTAGGCAACATCAAATCCTCATTAACAGGGAACTCTTTCTTAATGCGCTCATACTGAACATAAGCCTTAGGGCGAGTAGCCATCTGTGAAACCTGCAAAGGAATGTTACGGCTAGTCCAAATCCAAAACGGAATGACCTTCTTCATCTTCTCATCAAACGCAGACAAATCTGTGTAATCAAAATGCACACGGCGAATACGAGCCACAGCCTCATCAAAGTTCATGCCCTGACGATAAGAATCCAACGCCATCGGAATACGCAAAGCGTTTTCCACAAAGTCATTCTTACGGCTAAAGAAACCTAGATAAGCGTTACTGGCAGCCTTAATCTTATTTCCCTGCTTGCCCTCTAAACCAAACATAGGTATAGCAAAGTCATCACTTTGTCCACGCCCAGTAGCAGCGACAACCTGTTGAACAAACTCTGCCTCAGCCACAGCATTAGCGTCCGCTAAGTCAATACCTGCACGCTCCATCCAATCAGCATAAGTCTTACCTGCTAATGTCCTAGCCTTAGAGTCATACTGTGCAGCAGCCCACCTAAAGCCTATGTTCATTTCCTTTAACGGAACACCATCAGCATAGTTCATGAACTGTCCAGATAAACCGTTACGAACAAAAAACCCAACGGAAGCGGTAACATACCGCTTCCAATAGTTGTTCAAAGCATTAACAGTCTTAAAGAACGCTGCTGCTTCCTCTGTACGGCGCAACTTCTCCAAGTTAGGTTGCCATTTAGCGGCGACAACATCAGGAACCTGAACACCCATACCCTTAAGTTCTTCCCAACCTTTTTCTGTATCCTCAAAAAGAGCCTTACCCATTTCGGCAGACCTAGCCTTGGACAGATTCCAAGCATTAACAGCAATCTCACCATCAATCTTACCAAGTTCCGCTTCACCAGCATGAACCAATGTTATAACACGGTCATAAGCATCCTTAAGCGCAGGGTCAAAATCAAGCAACGCACTATCAGCCATATGTCGTTGAACATCACGAACCCAAGCCGCATTAGAAGCACCAGTAGAACCCTTAGCAGGCTTTCTAGTCAACAAAGTAATAATGCCATCAACATGCGACCTAAGGGCATTGCCCATAGTCGCATCCCAAGTTGCTATAGCACGAGCATTGTTAAACAAAATAGGTAAACGGTCCTCAAGTTCCAAACGAATCCTATCGGCACCTTCCTCAATGACACGACTTTCGGACATAAGATTGTCAACTTGACGGTCAACATTCCTTGACTCCCTAGCAAGAGCCTCATCCATGTCGGCAAGCATCTTTTTAGCCTGCTTCGCTGGCATGTCCTTGCCATTAAAACGAACAGTTTCATTGGCACGCATACGCTCAGCCATAAGAACATCAGGGTTGGAAACATCATCCAGTTCCTTAGCCAATGCTTCTCTCGCTTCACGCAACGCCTGAAGGTCCAAACCTTCTGTGCGTAACTTGTCACCCTTGCTCATAAGGTCAAGTTCATATGACTCCTTAGAGCCACGCAACAAACTTTCCGCCAAAGGATTATTTACGACAGTCTGCCATTCATCGGTCACACTATCACCAACAACAGGTGTAGGCGTGTCACTGGGCAGAATAACAGCCCATTCACTAGCGATGTCATCAACATCGTTAAAGATTGTTCGCATCGGAACCAAAGTTCCTCGGAATCCACTATCAACAGCGTCATCTGTTAATCCACGAATAAAGTCGTTTAACATTCCGTTAGCAACAGCATCGCTGTTGTCAACGGAAAACTCTCGTGCAACAGCCTGAAAGTTTTGGCGCATAAAGCCAAAGAAACTTTCAATTTCAAACTCTGTTAAATCAACACCGTTATCAACAGCATCATCAACCATACGGCTAAAGTTGATTATTTCTTCTAACATTTCTGCTTTAGCAGGGCTAACGATACGCAAAGTTTCATCAACTTGACCCGTAGCAAAAGCCTCATCAACTACGCTAGTCCAAGTTGGGTCTTCAATGCCTGCTTCACGCCACACACGACCAATGGTATCAGAAACAGTTTCAGGACTAATAACCTGTTGCATCATCATAGGGTTACGGAAGTCAACCAAATCCTCTTCAGGAATAGCATGACCCATCAAACTATCTTCCATACGACCAAAAGTACCAAACTCGTCATCAACGGGTTTGGTAGTCCACACTTGGAACGGTGCCTCAACATCTGTGGCATCAGGAACAGAACCCCAAATAACACCATCATTAGCATAACTGGCATTAGCACGGACATCACTCAGAACCCGAACACCCTCAAGTTCAACATCAACTGCTTCAAGTTCATCCAGCAAACGATTACGAGTAGCATCGTTAACCTCGTCACCATCCAACGAATCCAAATGCTCACGCAACTTGTCACGCCGTTTCAACAAAGCAGCCTGCTCCCTAGGTGCAGACTTACCACCATTACGGATACGGCTAATGCGTTCAGCAAACCACTCAATAGGCTTATCCTCAAGTGCCTCAGCACCAGCATCCATACCAGTTAATCTAGCATACTCGTTACGCAAATCAAAACTCAAAGCATAACGCTCATAAGTATTATTGCTAATAGCGTCACGCAACTCCTCAGCCTGACGCAAATAGCCACCCCACAAGTCCTCAAACTCGCCCTTAGCATCCTCGCTAAGAGACAAACTTCTCGTCCTTGCCCTATCAATAACTTCCCAAACCTCATTCAATCCCTCACGGATTTCATCAATTTCGGAATCAACCAAAGACCGTTCCATATAACGACCATCAAGAACATCTTGCAAAACCTTACCAAAATCATCAGCGGCTCTAGCAACACCCTCTCTTGTCCCCGCTAACTTAGGCGCATTACGAACCTTAGTTCGTAATCTCTTCTGCTCTTTTGCAAGAATCTTGCTAATACGAACCAAATCGGCAACTAACTCTTCATCAGGAACAATTTCCTTAATGACCATAGGCTTAATGGCATCAGCACCATAACCCATAGCACGGTTAACATAAGCAATACGGCTACGAGTTTTGGCAACGCTTTCAGCGTAGCCCTGTAGGATGTCACCCAAATCATCAGAGAACCATTTGAAACCAAGTTCATCCATTGAAATCTTGTTTAGACCATCAATGGTTGCCATTTCTGGTGTGGTCAAAGGCACACCCAAAAACTCTGACTGCCTAACAACCTTACCCGTTTCATCCAAAACAGGTGGACGCAACTTACGGAACAACATAGTTCCGTTAGTTTCCAACAAATCCTTAGCGGTCAAATCTGTTGAACGATAACCACTAGTGCTAACATTCGTTCTACCAAGAGTCCAAGCCTTAGCCTCAGGAGTAATCTTGTGATACAGGTGATTCTCCAAATAACCCATCTTAGATACTTCTAAACCGTAAGCGTCACCAAGTTTATATTGCGCTTCAATCACTTCATTGCGCAACTTGTCACGCCATTCTTTTACCGTAACATAAACTTCTTTAGCAACATCGCTAAGCCCATCGTCCGAGCCTGCTTCTATAGCCCTGTAAACATTGTTGATAGTTGGGTCTTCAGGTGCAACAAGTTTAGCCTTCTCCATAACCTCGGAGATTTCACCTTGAGCCTTACGAAGAACAGTTGTCTCAATGCCCTTTGCCACAGCACTAGCACTCATTTCCATCAAACCCTGTTGGAACTCTGGCTTATACATGTTTTGTGTCGCCTTGCGACCAAAACCTGCCAAGGTCAAATCCTTCATTGACTCCGCTGTAGTTTTCTGCAACAACAACCTACCAGTAGGAGTAGATGCAACAACATCACCAATAGTAGCACGGACAGGAGAAACAGTATGTCGCCACGCTTTAGCCAAACCACTAGTATAAGGCACTTCCTTGCCCATATACTTAACACCAGAAGCAATGCCTTCTGCTACACGAATCTCTTTAGGAATCTCCATTGCACCATAACGAGCAATGTTGGACAAAATAGGTTTCAACTCAGGATACTTAGGCACCAACTCCAATGCAACCTTGTTTGCCAATGCAAAGCGTGTCGCCTTAGAGGCGGCACCAGCACCCAATGTCAAATATGTTGTTGGGTCAAAAAGTGTATCCAACGCAAAGTTAGCAAAACCTTTAACCCATTTGTTCTGAACACCAGCAGCCTCGGCTGCACTGAAATCTTTTGTCTTTGCTTGCTTTATGAAGTCATCAAGGTTAGCACCCCTGCCTTCAATAATATCAACAAGTTCTTTAACAAGACTTTGACCAGTTGACTGAATAGGAGAAACAACAGTATCATAAGCCTTAAGGGCACCCTTACCAAGAGCAGCAGGCACAGCAGTAATACCACGCCACAGTTCACCCAAAGGACCCTTAGTGTTTACAGAACCTCGTTGCCCTGCCGCTAACGCCAAAGCCGCTGTGCGTGCTTGGGCAGACTGAACAAAACTAAGATTAGGGTCATTAACAACAGTTCCAACCAGTTTCCTAGTTTGCAAATCCAAAGCATTTTTCTCTTCAGAAAAACTACTCTTAGGCTTCTCACCCTTCTTACCACTAGCGGACAGTTGTCTAACTGTACCATCAGACCTGACATAAACAGGGTTGCCATCAGCATCAAAGCCATATCCTTGGGCTTTGAGTGTAGGTGACTTAGATAACGGGGAACGATTAACGCTCATTATTTCCTATACTGTTTCGCCATTGCAGCCAAGCGTTCCGCTTCAACCTGCTGTGGAGTTTTATTAACAACAGGCTTCTTAGGTGCTGGTGCACCAGCCTTAGGTACTACAGGTTTCTTAGGAGCAGCAGGTTTCTTTTCCTCAGGCTTTTTAACTTCACTAGGAAGCATACCATAATCTGCGGTAGTTTTAGCACGCATCTCATCAGCCTTGGTGATGATATCGGCAATCGCTTCGTCCACGCCACCCTTGGCACCAACTTCTGCTTTACCCAACTCAGCCAAAGCATCAGCAAACTGTTGTTCAATACCAGTTTTAACATCAGCACGGCGACCTCCCAACTGCTGTAAAGCAGCCATAGTGCCCATTTGTGCAGCGTTCTGCACAGCAGAACCATAATTCTGTTGACCAACATTCAACTGACTTAAAGCCCACTTCTCTAAATCACTAGTGGACTGACCCATTTGGCGTGCATAATCTGTAGCCGCCTGAACCTCACCAGTACCAGCACCCTGAGACTGCAACGCTGCCAGCAACGGATTATCTGCAACATTCAAAGTGCTAATAGGAACACCTTCATAAGCGGTAGATGGACGGAACTGTTGCTCAAAGTTTGTTTGAGCACCAGCAACCTGCTCTTCAGCCAAATCAAAAGCCTCAGAAGCAGAGTTCAAAACAGTTTCCAAATCCTCAGCAGACTTAGTTTTCAACGGGTCATACAACTCCGCAACCCTTTTAAGCATTTCTTCCTTGCGGGTTGCTGCTTGCTCACGCAAAAACGCTTCACCCTCACGACCACCCTTAATGTTACGGATACGCTCCGCTTCTTCCTTAGCAGCCTTAGCCCTATCGGAAGCACCACCATCACCCTTAGATTTTATGCTAGCATCAAGACGCTTTTGTGCTGCCTCAATAGGTGCGCTTCGTGCAGCCCACCAACCAGCAGGAGGGTCCTCACCAAAGTTACCAGCCTTATAAGCATCAGCCTCATCATACAAAGCCTGCCACATAGCATTAATAACAGTCTGACCATCCATCTCAGGTGGAACAACAGAATTAGTTTCATTTAGTTGCGGACCAACATTAGTATTGACAGGAGGTTTAGGTGTAGTGCTAGTTGTAGGTCGTGGTGTCACACTAGGCGCAATACGCTGAGGTCGTGTCTGTGCAGCAACCCGTGTAGCCTGAGGCAAATTAGCCGTAGTTGCCCTAGCCTGACCAATATTAACCGTAGGAGTTTTAGCGGTAGCAGGACTAGGTTGACCCTTACCCTGAGCAGGTACCTGTTCCCACTTGTTCGTAACAGGATTCATTCTAAACGCCATAATAACTCCTAGTAGGCGGAATACTGCTTCAAAGCAGTAGCCGCATTAATAACATTCTGTTTCTTCTGTAACTCTAGTTGTGCCAAGTAATCATCCAAATCGGCTTGAGCATTAGCCTCCTGCATAGCAGCCATATTAGCCTCATCCTGAAGTTGCTGAGTAACATCACCCAACTGCTCCTGCATAGTCGCAGCATAACGCTCCAACCCTTTACGCTGAATACCAGAACTAACATTAGGACCAGCCAAACCACGCTGACCATACTCAGCCATCTTAGGTTGAAAACCCTCAGTCAACTGTTGAGTCAATTTAGACAGGGACCTTTGTCCACGCTGCTGACCTAGACGGGAAGCCTGAAGATTGGCAATGGAACTACGGGCACGCCTTTTGCGTGCCGTAGCCTCAGACATACCATAATCACCATAATATGCGTCTAACATGCTCATCACTATTACCTGTTTCGTTCCTTGACCATAGATTTAAGGTCCTCAATTTCCTTAGCCATTTTAGCCAACTCTGATTGCAATGACCTGAAGATGCTTTGTAAAGCATCCTTGTCGCTACTGTTTAGCACGGACAAAAAGGGAGGTTGCCACATAATTAGCCCTTAACCCGTCTAGCGTTATATTTGTATCCGATGCTGTTGACACCCCATTTTTGGCTGGCTGGACCAATGAACTCTAATTGTATTGACCTAGCCAAACCAAGGTTTCTTCCTGTGACCAACTTGGAACTGATAGCACCACTTGACCAGTCCTCACCCCACAAGCCTGTACCCCATAAAAGGGATGTTGTTGGTGGTGCTTGGCTAATGTTGAATGTTTTTCTTTCGTTACCAGTTCCTTCGGTGAAGTCATGGTAAACTTTAACACCAATGTTTTGAGCCAAATCGGATTCTTTAACAACAAAGTCTGGTCTGCGGAACATTTTCTTCTGCATATAAGACCCACCATCAAACCAACGAGTCTTATAATATGATGTGAACGCCGACAGCGTTCCAGTAATATCATCTGATTCTTCGGAATACAAATCAACCTTCATAACATAAGGTTGTGTAGGGTGAATCATCAAACGATAATCCAAATTGTTTCCATCGGTCCAGTCACAACCAGCAATCAAACCATAACCATCAGATGTTTGAAACTGTGTAAAAACACCGTTACGAATAGATGGGTCCAAAACAAAGTTCACACTAGGATATGCGACAGTTGATTGAACAGAATATGGCACTGAAACCCAAACACGCCTACCAACCCAAGACACACTAATGGATTCATTTTCGGCAGGATTAATATAATTCAGGTCAATCGCTGTACGCAAGTTGCTGAACATATCTTGGATGCTGGAGCCGTTATAGTAAAACAGTCCTTGGTTATGGCTAAAGAAATATACGCCATCCTCTGATTGTGCTATAGCATGATGGCTCAGGCAACCAATACGGTTAGACAATTCAACAACCTGAAAGGTTGATGAATCATAACCCAAAATAGCGTAAACAGCATTAGGTTTGAAAACAACCAACTGACCGTTAACAACAGCCATACCAGTAATACCATTACCGCCAGCAGCAATTTCAATATAATCGTTTTCACCCCAGTTCTCAGGAGAGTTCTCCAAAGACCAACGAATCCTGTTAGGATAATAAACGCTAGCCTCGGTGGTGTTAGCAGCCCACATCTTGCTAGCATGGACAATGAGATGCTCTGCTGTTGGCATTTTGCGTTCAGCACTAGTTGGTGTTGTTTGCCAAGCATGAGGAGCAGTTCCAGATGCTGTCAACGCAAACGGGTAAGTGTCAGTAGTTTTCCAAACATAACCACCATTACCAGCAGAACCACAAGCGATATACATGCTGTTACCCCATTGAGCCATGCAAGCACCATGAGGACTAGGGGAAGTTAAATCAACACCAGCACTAACCTGAAGAGAAGTAAAGTTTCCGCCAGTAGAACGAAACACTTTCGTTCCATTTGTTAACATAATTGTTTGCGTGTCACCGCTAAAAGGATACAATTTGTGTGGAGTCCAAGTACCAGCAACTGCTGTGGTGTTCAACCTATGTTGACCACCACGGCTAAAGACACCACCACGAGGGTCAATTTCAACATTCAACATATCAGGTGACTCATAACTAGCCAACTGAAACTGGTCAGCACGGAAGTTTAACCCACCAGTAAAATCGGAAACCTCACTAATTTGAATCTGGCTCATTACTGACCCAGATTCTTACCCATCATCTGCATCCAACCATTAAAGGTAGGACGACCAGATGTTTGACCAGCGTTCAAACGCAAATTAGCATGACTAGCAGGCTTACTAATATTAGCCGCAGCCAAAGTAACAGCCTCATCAAAAGAACGCTTATACTCATTAGCCATCAAAGTATCCTCAAGCCGCTGATATATACGACTACAAGCATAATACACTAAAGCAAAATGCAAGTTAGCACTTGCATCCACATTACCCTCAGCGTTAATCCAGTCAATAGGTTCACGATAAGCACGGACAGTCAGAGTACGAACATTATTAGGCTTAGGAAACAAATGAACCTTACCTTCCCAAATGCTATAAAAAAGCGGGTCACCACTAGTGTCATACGAACCAACATATGTTTGCTCAGCCATATCATGACCGACCATATCTAAACGCAAACCAATATTAGTGTTATCCACAATAGACACAACCTGACTAATAGGGTCAGCGGTAAAGTTTGCTATAGGATATTCACGCTGCTCGGCAACGGTGTTAAAAGTGAAAGTTTTTTCCAGAAAAGTCCAACGCTTTTCCAAATCCAAAATACGATAATACCCGTCACGCAGATACAGGTTTAACAGCGAATCTGGCAAATCCTCGGTATCAAGGTCAGTAATGTCACGAACTGTGTTCCGCAAGTTTGCGGCACTCATCTGCACATAAGCCATTATGCACCCTCATCAATCTTCTCTGCAACCTCAGCCAACGCTTTAGCCTGCTTCAAATGCCCTGCACAGAACTGCTGTCCACGCACCTTGTTAGCCCCACAGGTATCATCATTTCCAGCACACTTATCCCCACGACCAATATAAGGTCCACTAGGAGCAGCGATACGGGACTCGGATACAGCCGCTAGGCGGTATCCAGTCTGAGGAGTGCCATAATAGGCGTGAGCAGGAACACTAGAATTAGCCATCATATAACCCCGAATGTTCCCTAAATTACTTTATGCGACCAAGAATGTCAACCATCGCCTTAGTGCCACTCTTTTTGATAGCACCCTTAACAGGCTTGATAACCTTGCCAGCCCCACCAGTACCATAAGTCAAAGCCAACCAAGCAAGGTCCGACTTAGAACCTTTACCCTGTAGGATACGGTCCAACTCTGGAAGGGCAGCAAACTGTCCCACACCAGACTGATTAATAGCCCCAGCAATATCACCCTGCTTAAAACGCTGGCGTGCCTCAGGACCAACAGTATAAGCATCAACAGTAGCCTTAAGACTACCCATAGGGTCCTTCTTTAGTTGACCAACTTCATCCTTAAGTTGACCGCCAATAGCGGACAACACAGCCCAAATAGCAGCACTACCTTTATCCAATGCACCCATCTTAGGTTCCCTAGGTGCAGCCGCTTTAGAGGCAGCAGCATTGCGTTGGTCAGTAGTTAAGTCACCAGCATAACGCTGCAAAGCCTTCATACCAGTAGAACCATCATACTCTGCAAGACCACTAGGGATAACCTGCTGAATACTCCAAGGGTCAACATCCTTTGGGGTTTTGCGTTCTTTCGCTTCAACCTGCTGTTTATTAACCTTTTTGAACCGTGCAGCCATAACTACTTCTTTTTAGGTTCTGGAGGATTACCATATTTTTGAACAGGCTTATTCTTTTTAGGAACAGCATTATCTTTTTTCATTTTAGCCAAACGCAAATCAATTTGTTTGTCACTCAACTTTTTGCGACCCAAAGACTTACGCATAGCCTCAGCGTTAGCATCCTGCTGTGAACGCAACCGCTTAGAAGATTCTTGTTCAACAACCTTTTTAGGTTTGCGTGGACCTTGTGGACCCCTAGCAGTACCCATCTTGGAATCAGCCTTTTTGATAACAGCATCAAACTTGCGTTTTTCTTCCAAAGCAGACAAACGCTTTTGTGTTTCAGACATCTTTGCAGTTATACGAGCAGGCTTACTACCAGTAAGAATCTTACCAGTCTTAATCTCTTGTGCACGGGCACGGCGAGAACCCATTTCAACAACTTCCTTAGCCGTCTTACCCTTGGTTTCACCAACAATGTTAGCCAAACGCTGCTTAGCAAAAGCATTAGCCTTAGCAGAATCAGACAAAGCATCCTTTACGATAGCACGAACATCACCAAGTTTAAGTTCATAACCTTCCTTAGTGGCATATTCCTTCATCTTGTTAATCTGCTTAGTCAGCATATCACGGCGACCCTGTGAACCTTTAACACCCATACGGTTGGTCGCATCAATAATGCGTTGAGCCTTATCAACTTCACGCTCAAAAAACGCTTTAGCCTTATCAGTCTTTAACTGGTTAGCACCATAACCATAAGCCTCTTCAGCCTTACGGTTACCTCGTGCACGACCCAATCGTTTTGCCTCTTCTGTCCTCGCTGCTTTCTTCGCTGGACGCTCAGCAGCAAGTTTAGCATCACGCTTAGCCTTCTCTTCAGCCCACTTAGCCTTGTTAGCCGCAGACCGTTCAGCCTTCGTTAATGGTTTAGCGGGGACAGAAGCAGCCTTACGACCAACTTTTTTAGCCGTTGTCGTAGTAGCCTTCGGTGCGTTAGCACCAAGGCGTTCTAGGACTTTGCGAACGATGTCATCGTAAGGACCCTTAGCCATTACTTATTGCCTTTTTGTCCATACTTTTTGTTTAATTTTTTATCTAATTTTTTTTCAAGTCTTGCAGAAAAAGGTCGTGTATTTTCCTTGAGAAGTACTTTGCTGACCTCACGCTGAAGAGTGCGAGTACTTTTATCAACTCCCTTTTTGCGAGGATACATTCTCTTGACACGGCGATTCAATGCCATATCGTCAAGTTTTTTAGGAACAGTTGAATAAATCAATCGTGCTTTTCTATCGCTTGCTACATCTGATACAAACTCTCCAGCAGAGCGTGTCTTTTTTACAGCCTTACCAATAGCCTTGCCAGCATCATCAAGAATACCAGTAGGGTGACCCTGACGGGCTTCAATAGCGGATTTCTTTTTAGTAGCCATTAGTTTCCTTTTTTCTTTCTTGCACGCAAAATATTGCGTGAACGCATATCATTCATTAACTCAAGAGTAGATGCTGCCCGTTGTGCTTTGGTGCTACCCATAACCCTAGGCATTTCCATATCTTTTCTAGTTTTGTCACCCCAAGGGTCAGAACCAAGACGCTTAGGCATTTCTCTTTTTTCTCGTGCATCTTTTGAAGCACGCTTTGGAGTAGAAATAGAAGGTGTGAAATCAATCTTCTTAGCCTTAGTGGGTTTTGGTTTTGACTTTCTTGGTCCAGCCTTAGGTTTTGGTTCTGGTGGAATCTGACTCATATACTTAGCCATTATTCGCCATCCTTCTTTTTCTTCATCTTCTTACGACCAGCCAAACGCTTCGCTTCCATCTCTTCCTGACGCTTAGCCCAAGCAGCACGGTTAGCAGCACGAGTTTCCTCTTTAGCCATCCGTGACTTCTCAGCAGTTTCAGACAACCACTTAGAACGCTCAGCCCAATGCTTAGCAACATTAATCTCACGCTTCTCAGCACGAGTCATCTTCTTAGCACCACCACTAGGCTTCTTAGGTCCCTTAGCAGGTTTAGGTGCAGCAGCACCAGCCGTAGGTGGCTTAGGTGGCTTCTTGCCACCACGACCACCAGCGGCGGTCTGAGGTGTAATCTTTGGTACAGTACGGGCTGGCTTAGCAGCAGTCGCACCCTTAGCACCAGTTTGTGGTGCACGGCGACCAACAGCCTTAGTTGATTTACCTAAAGCAGATTTAATTTGTGATTCAGATGCAGAAATACCAGCACTCTTCATTGCATCAGTAATAGCCCGCATCAAGGCATCGGAGTCAATAGGTGGCTTAGGCATTAGTATGCTTTCTTCTTTGCAACCTTAGACTTTTTACCCTTAGGATAATCCGAGGTCTTTGTCCCCGCCTTAGGTTTAGCGTCAGCGTGACTTGCCAAAATCTTGTATTTCACTGGCATAAATACTCCTAGATATAAGAAATGGTGGGGGAATCGCTTCCCCCACCATTATCAAATTGTTCCCTACTAAAACTTACGCAGTCTTAGCGGTCAACTTGCCTTGCTTTGCAGCGTTGCGGCAGGTGAGGTTACCGTAGCACATGATAAGCGCATAACGAGCATCCAAGTTTTCTGGACGAACGAAATCGGTCTGTGCAAACCACTTGCCTGAGTGACCAACGAGGGTCAGGTACTTGCTGTTCAAGAAGTACACAACACCAGCGGTGCAATGCTCATCGTAAACAACAGGAGCAGCCTTGAACAACAGGTTCTGGAATCCAGCATCTGCCGTCTTGGTGTCTGTGTAACGAAGTTGTGGCTGCAGAAGAGCCTCATACTTTTCAAACAGAGTCTGGGTCGTGAGAACCATGTCTGGGTGGTCGTTACCAACAGATACGCTGTTGTAAGCGGTGGACAGTTGTGCGAGGGTCAAAGCACCTGCGGTGTTTTCCTCGTATGAACGCCAGTACTCGTTACCAGCAGTTGCACGGTTGATTCCACCAACGGTTCCTGATGCTTCAACGATGTTTCCAAGACCGTTCCAGTCTTTTCCGCTGTTGCCAGTTCCGTCTGCGAAGAACATCTGGTTGAAGCCTTCACGCATTGACTCTTCAGCCTGCATGATTTTTGCTTCCAACAAGTTGATGATTTCTTGTTCACCATTGTTCTTGGCTTCTTCAATACCGCTGATTGCGATAGAAGCAGCATACTGCTTC